GCGCAGCGCGCCGCCCCCGCGGCCCGGTCGGCCGGGGCCCGGCAGCCGGCAAAAAGCGCAAGTAAGCAATATGCCCGAAATTTCTGACTATTTGCTAAAAATGTAACATTTCCGGAAAAATCGGAATGGAATAACCCTTGTGCAACTGGGAAAAGTAGGGTATAATATAGCTAATTTTGAAAGTTCACACAGAAAACGACGAATCAAAGCATAATATGGCTCGATATAATTGGAGAAAATTCCTCCTTGACACCAGTTTGACACCAATTTGCACCCGCAAGGAATCGAATCCGATTTTGAGTCTTAATCGTCTAAAGAGCTCTGATGTGACACAGCAGCCACGGCGTCCTAAGCGACGCCATTACATAACCATTAAAATTGAAAATCGCATTTGAACCGGCGTGCGCCAAGTGACGTGTCGCCTATTGGGCGTGGGGAACCTGCGCCCTTTTCTTTTACGCGGCAATATGGTATAATTATACAAAATAGTAATGATAGGGGGAGATACAATTATGTCAATAATAAAAGATGTACAGGCAATCCCTACTGATGAACTCCAAGCTTTTGAAAAGAGACTTCTTGATAAAGCAACCGTTGCCAGAGAGCGCTGCAATATGCTTACTGAAGAGCGCAATAAGCTCCGCAAAGAAGGTGCAATGTGCGATATCGCCATAAAAGCCTTTAAGAATCGTAAGGGATATCAATTTGGCGACCCGATTCCAGCATCCGCCTGGCTTGATATTCACGCCGAAGATAATGACACTACTCAGGAAGAAGACCACGCAATTCAGCGCAAGAAGCAGCTCAAAGAACTACTGGCAGATAATAAAGTTGAATATGCCAAAGCAGAAGCAGAGGCCAACGCATATCTTGACGCATGTGAGCAAGCGGGCTATTTTACTCATTATGATATCAATTCAAAAGCGTGGTAACTATGAAACAAGATATTTATCCTCCTCTTCGACTTTTAAAAGAGGTAACAGAAGAAAACTCTAAGATATGGGAAAACATGGCCTATTATCATGATGCAAATAAAGATAAACCGATGTGGCCTGATTGGTGTTATGCTCCTATTGGTGTAGCGTATATTGTCGCTCAGACCTGTCGCCATGTGATTGAAGAAAAGAAATATAAAGATGCACTGATAGAGGGATATGCAACGACTATCTTTGCATTGGCTCCGTGGAGACTGAATAAAGAAGTTTATGTTATTGATCCCGATTTAAAAGAGCTTCTTTTTCAGCAAGAGGATGACTTGGAAATTCCTGGCGAGATTCTTCTCCAACTCCCATATCCTTGTTTTTATGTTGAACTGCCAGATACTTACTATGGCGGAGAAAAAATTCATGGGTTCTTTGTGAATTTGGAATACGATGTTGTCACTAAAGAAAAAGAATTAAGGCTGACAGTTCTTTCGGAAAACGGAAATATTCAGAGTATTCCAATTCATATTGACTCAAAAACGATTTCTGAAAATATGCAGATTATCGCACGTCAGGCACATGAAAACACGGACGATCCAGTCATAAAACAGATGGCTCTTGTTGGATTGCAGTATACAAAACAGATGTCTGTCTTCCATGGAAAGCTACTGCAAATCGTTTTATATATTCTTGCTCAAAACGCCGAAATCACTCCTAACTCAGAACAGACATTTATAACAAAACGCGGTAAAACCATCAGGGATAAATATTCTGAGATTCGAAAATGGAACGTCGGCTTCCGTACTGGTAAAGCAATTCGTCAGTATAAAGAAAAGCTCAATACGGTCACAGAAGAACCCAGCGATAGCACCCACGCAAGCCCGCGTCCTCACATGCGCCGTGGTCACTGGCATCACTTCTGGACTGGCCCAAAGAATGACGAAACCAATCGTAAGCTGATTCTAAGGTGGCTTGCTCCTATGATGATTTCCGTTGATACTGAAGATATAAATGAGAATCCTGTCGTAATTCACGAGGTTAAGCAATGAACAATCCAGCAATCCTTGATATCGCACTTGCATTTGTATTTCATAAGCGCAGCGAAGATGAATTCGGTCGTAAAAATAATAAAGCACAGGCTATCCGTGAGATGTCAGATGAAGAACTGGCTGCATTCCTAAATGAACTTGTCGCACAGCAAGATAACTGCCCCAGAACGATTGAGGGCTGGAAACGGTGGCTACAGGAGAAGATAAAATGACAGAGATGGACAAGCTTGATGCCGCACTTACAGAACGTGGTATTGAGCACATTTATGGACGTAGGTTCCCGGAAATAGATAAAATAATAGAAGGAACAGACTTATTTAAAGATCAAGATTGGGGGACACAGATTATTGTTTATGAAAATGGCGTCCGTAAATGGGATGCAATCTGTGGGTATGGTTCTCATGGAGTAGATCAAGGGCTTATTGAGATAGCTGGTAGCATCACAAAAGAAGACGTCGAGGGATATTTAACAGCAGAAGATATTATAAAACGAATAAAACAATGATACAATTTTCTGATAAAGAAATAGATGCAATGACTGGAATAATTCGCGATTCAATATATAAAGAGTGTAAATTTAATTGAATGCTAAAAAATGGGGTACCAGTCCAATTAAGGATTGATACCCCATTCGTGTTTATATCAGCTCAATATCGCTCGGCTCTACATAGCCTGATACATTTACTGAGATTGGATACTTGCCAATACGGCTCTCAAGGTTCGTCACCCGATACCGTCCATTTACAAGCTTCCCATCATAGACATACCACTCGCCGCTGCGACGCATACCGCAGTGTGTCTGGCTGTTTGAAAATAAAATTCCGTCTAATTTGATTTTGTCTCCTGCGTGTAGTTGCTGTGCCATCAGGTAAACGAACTCCAAGTGGCAGGTCCACAGATACCGTCAGCAGTCAGGCCGTGTGCTTTCTGGTACTCTATCAGCTTCGCCTTAGTACCAGCGCCGAAATTTCCGTCAACAGCTACACCCAGATGCCGCTGCAGCACAGTAACAGCATACGAGATGCCATTCGCACAGTCCTTTGCTCCCTGCTTAATTGTCGGCATGATTTTACTCACACTCACATAGGCAGTACCAGCCTTACTGATCCAACGAGACTTCCAGCTACGCACATCAACGTGTACAAAGCCATCTTTCAGCCCAACACGACTATAATAACCAATACCGCCCCGCTTGGCGTAGAAGGGCAGGGAAGAGGCGTACAGCGCAATTTGGATTGGGTCAACCCCTGTGATACGGATATCTGCTGCGGTCCCAAGGCAATGCTGACTGCGAGGACTACCACCGATAGAAATATTGTATGCAGGAGTACGATATGCAGAATTGATATGGACAGCCTTACCGAAGTGCGCCCGAATCTGCTCAAGTACATCAATCAACTGGCTATCAACAAGCACGGTATCACTATGATCGGAACAAGCAAACTCATAGACGGAAAAATGAGCGGAGATCTTTTTATTCCAATCTTTCTTCATAGAATAAGTATTTACTGCCATGCGGCACACCTTAGCCTTTCTTCAGCTCGTTCTCAATCTTGTTATTCTGAATGTCAAGCTCCTTGACTGCGGCCTCAATCATCATCTCAATAGTCGGAGTCACCTTAATACCCATCTTCTCAAGGGCGGCGATAACATATTTCTTCTTGTCAGCCTTCTTGATAGCGCCAGTAGCACCAACTTTCTCAGCAGCACGCACGGTCATCTGGACGATCTTATACATTCCAATCTTCTTTAGATAGGGAATGCCGTAAACCATAAAAGCAGTGCCTGCACCAGTGACAACCAACTGGGCGATAGTAGCAACGACCTGATTCATAAAATCCATCATAATAAACCTCCTAAATTTCAATGCTTATAACATTTTTTGAATACGGCAAAATAAAACCCGGCGGCTGAACTGTGTCGTCGGGTTAAATCATTCTTCTGTCTTCAGAAATCCATTTGTGCGGAGCATCTCATCATACATCCGTTCCACGTTTTTGATTGCGTGTGGCAGACGATTATTCTGATAGTTCGGATGTGTCTTGCAATAAGTTTCGTACTTCCAAATAATATCGAGAATTTCGTTATAGTCTTCCTCTGTATGACCGAGTCCGCGCACAAGTTCATTATTAAAACGAAGGACGCGACTCTTATAATTATCGGCCTTTTGCTCGTCACTTTTTTCAATGTGTGCGTCCAACTTCTTTCGAGTCTCTTTTTGCTCTGACTTGATTTCCTTGATTTCAGTCTTCATGTCTTTGATCTCGTCCATCATGCCGGCATTGAGCGCATTCCCAACGGTTTTGAGTGCATTCCCAACGATTTTTGCAATCCATGTCCACGGGTTGATCTCGATTTTTGATACTTGAATAACAGACATGATTGCAACGACTATACTGCTGCCGCCAGCCATAACAGACCCAAAATGGTTCAAACAAAAATTCAGAATCCCTTTCATTTAACTTTCATCACCTCCCTCCAAGCCAAACCATTAAGTGGCAGTCGTATTCTGTTTCTGCAACTCTTCTTTGATTGCAGTCAGCTGCTCAACTACGGCATTCAGTGCGGTGACAATTTCTTTTCCAGTCTCATCCAGTAGAAAAGGTTTTAAAATTTCCTGTGCCATAATTCCTCCTTTTTGTTGACAATTTTGTAACGAAGTGCTATATTAAATAAGCACTGTTTTTCGTCGAGCAAGTGTGGCCTATTTTATATAGGCATGTGTCCTAAAAGGCTCCGTGGCTTATGCTGCGGGGTCTTTTCATTTATGCGTCGCTGCTGCGTACAGCAGTCACCAGCGGTAATGCGGTCGCTCTTCATGGAACCACCAGTGTCGTAGCCAGTCGTCCACAAAAATAGCCAGCAGAGCAAGAAAGAACCACAGCACTGTGAACGGCAGACAGATTTGCCCAAGTAGGTTGAACGGCATGTTGGAGTAATCCCAGATATGTAAGCCGAGCATCAGGTTCAGCGGGATGCCTACCACCAGTTCCATGGCCGTTACAAACAGGGCGCCAATCGCAGCCTGATTATGCAGCGCCATCTCCCACGGAATATAATTGTTCAATCCACCAATGACGACAAAACAGATGCCACCTACAACTGCCATAGTCCAGTGTGAATAACCACGCCACAGAATCTCAATGCAATAATAAAGCGCCCCTCCTATCAAAAAGAGAAGCGCACATTTCAGATATTCTTTATACTTCTTTGGCATTCAATCACCTCGATTATTCTGTCATATCAACCGTGGCAGCGAGCTTGCTTACAATGGCCTGCACTTGTTCATTTGCTGCATCAAGGATTTTATTCATTTCCTCATTTAAATCGTCGGGCAGTGTTGCACCGTACTCAATTGCAATCAACTTGTCCTTGTCTTTTTCACGCATGATCCACTGGCGGAGTGCGTTGCAATAGGTAGTCTGTGTGGTCACAAAACTTTTGTAATTCATATACAGGGTCACAATATCCGTTGCACTAAACATCGTACACAGCTCACCATCGGCATGATAAGGATAGGCAGTAGCGCCCAGTGTGACCGCGTTAAAGATACCATCGATATTAGACTGGTCAGCAATCTGTAAACTAAAGTGTTTCTTACCAGAACTCAATGTTACGTCGATACCGTCATAGATAAGTTGTTCACAAGTGGCAGAAACAGAAGCAAGCTTATTTTCACGAACCGTATCAATCATTGAATCTTCAGTTGGAACTGTACCAGATTCGATAATTTCATATCTATCCTCATAATCTTCAATCGTCCAACAGGCATCACCTGGTTGCGCATTGAAATTGTGTTCGTTGATAGCGTCCGCCATAGCAGAATATTTATCACAATCTTCTTGTGTTTCAACTGGTTTCATGATTTTATATCCTAAATAAAAATCGTCCATAAAATCACCTCCTTATGGACACCATCCCCGCCGCAGCTATCTCTGCGTCAGGGAGTAATTATATCCGTTTCTCAAATGGAGTACAGATATGTTGGGGACATCAGAAAATATCTGATGCAAACTACTATTATCTTGTTTCTCTTCCTGCTGCGTTCAAGGATAACCAATATAGTATTACCACATCTTGTGATGCAAGAAATAATGGTTCTGGAGGTCCTTATTTATATCCTGTTTATAATACGAATGGTACAAGAAATAATGCAACTGATATCAACACAACATACTTCACATGGATTAGACCACAGGAAGCGTACACTTTTACGAACAATTCGTATCATGCATATTACATAGCTATTGGATTGTGGAAGTAAAATTTTATTTCCATAAACCAACTGCCACATAATAACATGCGTATGTTCCATAATATGTTGTGCCATCGCATGGTATAAAGTATGTGGTTGTTCTTGTTTTTACGATATTCATTGACTCATAATTACCCGATACGCTAAGACCATAACTAGTGTATTTAAACGGTTGCGCAAATGTCCATTTTGGCATAGCGACACCATTTAATTTTGCGCTTTGTCCACCCCAACATATCTGTACTCCATTTGAGAAACGGATATGCTGGGGATGGTTCTCCGACGGCACGCAATTCGCGTTTGGCACTACAACTATGTCCAAGTCTAATGTAAGCGGAGGTAACGATTTTGAGTATTTTAATCAATTATATGGAGCGGCGTTTAAAAACAATGACTATTATTTGACTGTCAAATTTATAAAGAATTTAAATAGTAACGCATATGATATAAGTGACTTTAGTATGATCATAAATACAACGGAACCACCCAAAAATAGCACAACATGGGAACAACATAGTTGGCGTAATGGTTCTGGATTTCATATAAATAAGCCAGCTTATAATGAATATTACCCGAGTCAGTTTAGTTATTATGCAGTCGGGAAATGGAAGTGAGTTATTTCCAACGTCCAATAGCAAAATAAGAATAATCTCCACTAGAATAATAGGTATCGTCCGCATCAATGCCACACAACATTTTTGTCGTGCTTTTATTTCTAAAATTTATAGTTGTATTATGAATATTACCATCAAAAAAAGCATAAAAAATATAATTAGTATTTAAAAAAGATTGTGGGAAAGTAACGGTTACTTGTGTAATTTTCTTTCCACATGTATAGGTCCCCCAACACAATTGCGTGCCGTCAGAAAATCTAACATAATTACTCCCTGACGCAGAGATAGCTGCGGCGGGGATGCTTGGTTTGCCACTCACATTCGCCCATGCCACAGAATTGGCTTTGTCTGCCGTTCCAGCCGTATCCGCTTTCCCGTTCACATTGCCGTGGAAGTTGCCATCACTCGGGCTGAAATAGCTTTTGAATGCACCATTAGAAGCGATTCTCAAATAGCAGTTCGCATCATCACGCAGATTCAACACAAGGTTTCCCTGATCTTTAGCGGTTGTCTGATAATAAATATCTGCACCGTCAGTAGATCCAGCCCAACTGATTTTATGCGATGTTGCAGTGTCACCGATATCGGAGAACTTCAAATCGCCCGTCAGTGTACCGCCGCCAATGGGTAGATAATCGCCACTGCCTTTTGTGATAATTGTTCCAAATCTACCACGGTCACAATATTGTAGATTCGAGCTTGTGCCAGAATACGCACCATTCCAGTAGGCCATAAATGACATCGTGGGAACAATTGCATCATCAGTCGCATTATTTGTCCAACCAGTGCTCGTCACGCCAGTTGCTGTTTTTTCGTTCTTATAAGCAGCTGTGCCCAACCCAATCCAACTACGCACACCATCCTTTGAGGCGGTGTGAATCTTCATATCAGAAGTGTAGCCAGCAATGTAAGCTAACGTATTCGCATCCAAATCACTGCCCGACCAACCAATTTTGATTGTATTGTTAGCGTTGTTGTAGTCTACAACGCCCGAGGCTTTTGTGGCAGCAGTTACACTCTGGTCTCCAATCGTTGCCGAGGTGATAATCGTACCAGCTTGAGCAGGAAGCCATACTTGTACAGCATTATTAGAACCAGCATTATAATTCGCGTCTGTTGTATAACCAAAACACAGCTGTTCATTCTCGCCGAGATTACCCATTGCCCAAGCGCCTTTTGGCGTCTTTTGACCAACAACGGGATTGAAACTATCTTTACCAGATTTTGTTCCGAACACAGCAACTTGATCTCGGCTGGAAATCCAGCTCCCGCCACCATTATGCGTGATTCGTCCACTCATGGTTCCACCCGTCAGTTTCAGATACACGCCGTCTGCCTTGCCTTTAATATAATTCCACAGTGCCTTTATGGGACGCCGATGATAAGTTGTAGTCGTTGTTCCGCCACCGGAATACTGGGAAATGTAGTAGTCGTTGTCCTGCGGGTCGGCTGTGGCTTCGGAGAGCTTGTTAATCATACCATTCAAATCAATCCAGTCTTGCAGAACGGTTTTTGAAACATCTTTGATTTGAGTGCCATTGCTTGCATAACCAGCGATATGCGTCAGATTCGACGTAGTAAGACCAGCTCCAGCGTAACCAATTTTAATAGTTTTATTCGTATCGCCATAATCTTTGACACCAGTGGCCGTTGCAGCGTTACCAGTACAGGAGTTAGAAGTGCCAGCACTATTAACATATCCACTATCCACAGCGGATGCGGTGCTGGAATATGCCTGATTATGGAGTGCAGTGCCGGCCTCAGCAATAGTTTTCCAACATTCTACAGAGTTTTTCTTATCAGATGTTGTTGTACCACTGGCCTCCATAGAACCTATCAATGTCCAAGTACGACTTTGAGATGCTCTGCCACCAGATGCTAAAGCACGAATAGAGCAGCCCTTATATGTACTGTCTGATTTATAGAAAGCATCACAATAAGCACCGTTTGTTTTATCAGTTTTAATAGCAACTTGTATACTGTCGGTAGAAAACCCTCTTCTAACTAACCACTCAGCTGCAACTGAAGCATTGCTAGAATCAGCGCTGCTTTGATAAACCAAACGACAAATACCATAGCCGCCACCAGAATAATCCTGATTGATGAGGAATGTCATAGATTTATCTGACCAAGCCTCTTTGCTTGCATCCAGTTTTGCGAACCGATGGAATGGATAATTGTTGGTGTTTTGAACAGTGTGATTACAGTTGTAAAACCCAATATTTGCATTAGAGTTTGCCGAACCATCATAATTAAAACTCAACGTGATATCAGAGCCACCAGATACAGTACGAGCAGTAGCAAGCTTAGTGGCCTTATCAGCTGTAGTAGCAGAAGAAGCTTTTTCCGTTTTGCCAAGCTTTCCATCCACCAACCCCTTTAACACCTTGCCCTGTGCAGCACTCAAACTTTGGTCTGCGCTATCACTGGTCAGATTATTTTGGATGCCACGCCAAGTGTTTGTATCGGTGAATTTTGCGTCAGCGGGGACAGTCTTGTTCAGGGTATAAGTGGTTGCCACGGGTACACCGTCTTTAAAGTAGACTGGTTGAGTGGCAGAACCGGCAGAAGTAGAGAGCTTCTTGGCTGTATCTGCTGTACCTGCAGTGGCGGGTTTATCATCGGTATAGGCTACTGTTTTCCATGCAGACCAGTTTGCATCAGAAGTGTCTCGCTTATTCCGATAGTACAACCTTTCAACTGCGCCGGAAGTGCCGCTCCATCCCGCAAGGATTTGCCCAGAACCAGAGCCATGTACAGAAATGACATTGCCATAACTTATTGGATAGCCATTATTATAAACCTTATTCACAGTTAATCCGGCAGTGGGGGAGGTGGCCCCAGACAATGCTGTCTGAGCATCACCCATAGTAAGTTTTCCAGAACTATCTGCACTCGTAGCTTTTGTGGCACTAGAAGCATTCGTGGCGGAGTCCACTTTCGTGGTATAATTGTCGCACTTCAGCGCAACAATGTTAGAGTCCTGCCACTGGGCATAAACAGGATAGCTGCTTCCATAGGTTTCTGTCGTGCTTCCAGCTTTGTACGTCTGTATTTTTTGCGCAGTGGTCGCATTGCCGCCATTTGCAGGCATACTGGTCGGAAAGTCTGTAATATCAGCTTTTTTGTGAGTATGCCCACTTGCCGCATAGCTTCCTTTGAGCTGGTATACGCTGTCCGCTTTGCCCTTGACATAAGACCACAATGAACTCATTGGACGACGAACATAAATGTTGTCGTGCCCTGGGTCATTCTTATGGTTTGCCCACTGTGTGATCATAAGATCGTCGTCTGTCGGAGCCGCCGAGCCGCTTTCAAGTTTGCCAATCAAATCACTTGCACCATTTTGGCTGTTGTCTACTTTACTGCCAAGTTTGGTATTCATCTCGCTCTCTGTGTAGTACCTATCGTCATGGCTGTGGCTCTTTGGCGCAAACTTTTCTTTCAGCTTGCCCCACAGATAAAGCAGACCATCGTTGTCCAAATAAGCCATAAATTCCTCCTTATATCATCGTGCCAGGATTGCATCTATTTCCGTATTCGTCATAGACTCAACGACAAGATGTTCATTCAGGAGCACCCAATTGCCGCCAAGATATGAGTAGAGCTTATCTGGCTTCAAATAGTAAAGTTTATCGGCTAGAGGAGCCAAGGGAAGTTCGCCCACAACCTCTAAATCGTTGCCGATTTTTACATGGGCTACAGTGCTGTCTCGGTATGCGTTTCCGGTGTCAAGGCAGACAATTAACTGTCCATCGATCACTGGAGTCGTATCCAATTGTGACTGGCTAATCTCTAAAAGTGATAATTTTGACATCGTTACGCTCCTTTACATATAAAAGCCCGCCGCACGCACACTAGCATACAGCGGGTTATTGGTTATTAAGTAGTGGCCGCAGCCGCAATCTGCTTCCAAGTCAGGGCACTCTCCACCAGTTTCACACGGGTATCCATGCCGTCATTCTTGCTGTCGGTATAAGCTTTTGCACTGGCTAGAGCAGCATCTGCCTTTTCCGTTGCATCTGCCGCAGCAGTATCAATAGCGTCTTTCTTGGCCTTTGCCAGCTCATCCTGGGTAGGCTTTGCGTTCCATGCGGTACGCTCTGCCGCTGTGATATGCACCACTGTATCGCTGGTATGATTATCCAGTTGGTCCTGCACGTTCTTGACTTTTGCGTCAGTTTCGGCCTTGGTGTAGTGATCAGGGATAGGCACATAAATACCGTCTTCCTCAATCACAATAGCGTTATTAGCCTTGGCCGAGACCTTGACCTTGACACTGATCTTATTGTCGTCGGAAACTGTCACCTCTGCGGTGGAAGTAGCCGCGCCTGTGTAAATATCAATCAGGGAACCAACCGGGATCTTGATGACCTCTCCGGTGGTAATAGTCAGCTCGATATTCTTAGTTTCCGTATTATATACGCCACTCTTCACGACCAGATCCTTACCCAGCGTGATGGAAAGCTCATCGCCGCCAAACACGGGCATCTTAATGGTGCGAGTCTCCGGGTCATAAGTCGGGGCGTGCACCACACCGGTCAGAGTGGTCGGAATTGGGTCGCCATTCTTGGAAACACTCAACACACCGTCCTTGTAAGTGACGTCGGTAACAAAGTGCCCCTCTTTGTCCTCAGACGCCGCGATTTTCGCATTCACATAGTCCGCCACAGCTTTAGTGGTCGGCACAGTATCGTTTGTCGGGTCGTCGGGAATCACGGTCACATGTTCCTTGTTCAACTGGATATAAGCTGCGCCGTCCCAGATATGGAAAGTCATATCGGTCATGCGCACATAAATAACACCCTGCAGCTGATTCTCAGTCGGCAGTACACGCACGGTGCGGCAGCTCTTGGTATATTCCTGGTCGCCTTTAAAAATCTGTCGTGTATCTGTCAAAAAGTACAGAGCATTGCTATTCTTGGTCTGGAGAGCATCAAAGTTGGCCTTAATGCCATAATAGAATTCTCCCATTGCCATAGCATTACCTCCTCAATTTAGAATTCCTGCCACACAAATTGTGTACTGGACACTTGAAGTGGCTCAACAAAAAGACGCTCCGTGGAAGCGCTCTTCTGCACCGTCCACGGGGCGTATTTTCCATTTTCATTTTTTATCATTACGGTCTGTCCCACATAGGAGTCGCTGTTTGCATTGATTGTCTGGTTCGCTTCGGTGACGGTATCAAAAACCAGGTCACGGGGACGAATCTTCTGTACGGTCAAATCATCCCGTACATATATAAGTTCGGACGTGTCTTTTGTTATGACTATATCCTTGCCATCAATCAGTCCAAGCGCAATCGCAGCTTCTACGTCTTCGGCGTCACCGTAGCCAAGTTTGGAGTATTTATATCCTGCCATCTAACTCACCTCACTTTAAAAGCGGACAGTTAGAACGGCACAACACGCATAGTACCATCCTCAGTTTCAACAGACTCAGTTGTGATCTTGATTGCATTGCCGATCTTCTTACCGCCAGATGTAAGCTGCAGCGTATGATCGTCATAACTGAGGTTGTCTGCCTTAGAGTCAAAGATAGCCTGGTTGCGTTCCTGCAGAGTCTTTGCCAGAGCTTCCAGAGCGATAATGCGCTGATCAACAGCAGTCAGAGTTGCATCCGGCACCACGTCACTCCATGCAGAGATCGGGACAATATGTACAACACCGGGACCAACCTTGCGCACATGCTGAGTCGTCTTTCCATCCGGGTCCATAGTGATATTAGAGAAAGTCAGCTGAATCTGGACGTCGCCTGGCTCGTTGGTCAGGTTCGTATCAAAGGGGAGAACATACTCCAATTTGTTCTTGTACAGCTCGTCCGATTTTGTTAAAATTTCAGTTTTATAACGTTTGCTCACAGGCAGAAGATACTCAAGCAAGACTGTGTAGTCGCTCATATCAACGCCTTTATAGGTAGTGTCAGCCAGAAAATGGAGGTTGTCCACCATCTTGCTACGCTCCATGATTCGCTCTTCCACAGAACGAGTCAGAGTGTTATCTTCGTTAATCAAAAAAGTGTACATATTACACCTCCTTTCCGTTCACGATGTACAGGTATTCGTCCAAGGAAACTTTCTTGTCACTCAAGAGCTTTTCCATGTAAGGGTCCTGCACCATACGGTTCTGATAAAGCCGTCGCATACTCTCGACGAACTCGCTAAATTTCTTTTCCTTGCTCATAGCAGCCCTCCTTGAATCAAGCTCAAAGTGTAAGCATCAATAATGGCCTCGGGCGTTTTACCACCCAAGGCTTTCAGCTGCTCATATTCGTACTGGTCAATCTCCTCCAAAGACACCGTATCATATTCAGGGGAGGGGATCAGATAATAGCCATCCACATGCCAGATATGTTTTCCGTCGCTACTGATAATGCCTTGGGCATCGTTCTCCGTGCAGTTCACCATAATGTCATGCCGTGGCTGATACTTTACAAAAGAAAGACGGTCGAGTACGTCAATCACACGACCGTTCTTGATTACCTTATAAAACATGTGCCACCTCCTTAGATACAGAACATGGTACGGACGCCATGCTGCTCGGACGGATAATACCAGGAGTACGGCTCGCCCTCTTCCGTAATCAGATAGAAGTAAGTGTCATATCCAATAAAGGGGCTTCGAGTCCAATAATCAGTCTCATTGCCGTCCGGGTCTGTGCAGAGGCGGCTGGTATTATCGGTCATATAGCTGATGGGAGAACCCTCATAGATGTAAGGTTCGTCCGGCATAGAGGGTACAAGTTCTGCAATGCTCGGGATGAAGAAGTAGTTGTTTGCTGTCACAATCTCTTTGCTTCGTTTACCCGCAGAGCTCGAGACTTTGACCTGTTTGATCAGTTGCTGCCAACCAATCGGTAAGGCGTTCAGGAGTCGGCTATCCAGATAAGTGGTCAGAGTCGTTGCAGGCCAACCGCCCTCATTGCTCATTGCGCCACTCAACGCCATCTTGGGGCCAATCGTACTCTTCTGCAGGAATACCAGAGAGCAGCGCTTGTTAGAGTTGTCACTCAGGTAGAACCGCTTGAAACCGCAAGCCTCAAACGTCATACTCTCGTGGGTCCATGCGGCCAGTTTTCGACAAGCAGAATCGCCTAAGTCGGCATACCAGATCTTGCTCCAATACACAGTACCGGAAGCGTAGTTCTCATAAGCACCGTCGTCAGCCTTTGCACAGCCAAATACAAGAGTCGCGTCAGTTGCAGTGGTACGAGTGCGTGGGATAACCACATACTTTAACTCAGAGCCATAGACATTGGAGCTATACACATACAAACCGTTGTCGCCCTTGATGTGGCGGATAACTACCATGTCACGAGTACCAAGAGAGACGCCATCGGTAGAAGAAGTGCCCCATGCAATTTTAGAGCCGCTGGAATTCCATATACGGAAACCGTTCGTACCGTTGGAAGCAAAGCACTGTGCGATAACTGCGTTGGCCGTAATGTCGCTTGCAAACTTGTAGTCAATTGCCAGCACAAAGTCACGGTCTTCATCAAACAGCTTGATATCCGTGTCGATGTATGTCTTTCCAGCAAAAGTCGTCGGTTGCTCGATCAAAACTTTCTCTTTGATATCACTGTAGCTAAAATCGTTGCCCAGCTGAATTGTGATATCATCTTTATCTTCCACCACGCTGCTCTCAACGCCAACTTTGATCATGGCATAAATTTCCACAGGGCGCAGGTCCTTGATTTCTTTTCCATCAAAATAACCAGAAGTGTACTCGCAAATGTCATAGACTGCATTGATATCTTTTTCGCCACTGACATAACCGCCCTTATCCCAGCCGCTGAACCAATAATACTTGTAAGCAGTCTCTTCCGCAGTGTAAACAGGAGTATCGCCGGTGTAGAGTACCATCGTGCCATAAGGGGCAGTCGTCTCCTGCAGTACTGCACCGTGGTTCATGTAACGCACCCGATATTTACGGACGGATTCTGTATATTCAGCCGTAATGGTCATGTTATCGAAAATCGCCACTAATTCCGTATCCCAGCCACTGAATGTAAAGTCCGTACTAATAGTGCTCTCCAGTGTAGGAGTTGGAATGGGGTTGTCTGCACGAGTCACAGGGTCAACAGGAGCGGAACCCTTATCAACATACTGGATATCCAAGACCTCGCCATTTTTGTTGACAAATGTAATGGTGAACTGCCGGATCAGGGTGTTGTAAGTAATATTCAAATCAGGCCACTGTGCGTTATACAGACCAAGCTGTTTCTCACGGATAATGGGCAGATGGACAGCACCCTCAATCACAGAGTGATCTGTGTTATAGCCATTTTCGTCCAGACCAGTCATCGGGTACAGCCGCTCCAATAGGGCGGTGTCGTCCAGCTCCCAGTTCACGCCAGTAATACGGACACGGCTCAGAGCGGTACACTTATTTAGCATGTCGCGGACATCAATGGTCGTACAGTTCTCAATGGTCAGGGTAGTGATATTGCTGTAATCCTTAATGACCAGATCAGTCAGGTAATTCAGATTGCGTGCACTCAGACTGTTAATTGCAGGTAAGTGAGCATTTTTAATCTTGCCGCCCTTTGCAAATGCAACACCAGTAATGCCGCTTCCGTCCGCATAAAACTCCGTTAGGTTGATACAGCCAGTCAGAGAAATAGACTTTTTCAGATTCGGCACATTTTGCAGGTTCAAATGCTCCAACAGCGTGTTATTACCGACTGCGAAATCCGTCAGGTTTGTATTGCTGTAGCCCTTCACACCGGAACCAACTTGCAGGTCTGTCAACTTCACACCATGACTGAAATCAACATAGCCAGGGTAGAAACCGGAAATATCACCGATGCTCTGGATGATGGAAGCGTTATAGATATACACCTCAGTATCATTCATGGCCGCAATCGGGCACTTCACCTCGTAGGTCTGGCCGCGCTTGCCACGCATCTTCACGGGGTTAGAACCATACAGCACAGAAACATAGGTGTCCGCATAGGGTTTGATGTGGAATGTTCCGTCTGGCTTCACGCCAGTCCAATTGGTCGGAGAGTAACCACGAATGGTCATATCATCACTGGTGCAAGCAGAACCAGAATATTTCGATGCAATGTATTTCTCCTGATACTTCTGGAATTGTCTACGCTGATGACGCTTATTACCATGCATCATAGGCAAATAGCTGGTCGTGCCATTATCCTCATAAGTGCGGAAATACTTACGGCGCATATCCATCATCCACAGGCGCTCAGGCTTCACATCCTGGTAGTCCTCAAATTTCTTCAGGATACGAGTTGCACTCCATGCCAGCGCATTCTCACGGCTTCGGAACATTGCGGCCATTTCATCGGGGAAAAGGTCACGCAGTTTACACCACAGCTTGGAATCAGCTGCGTTAAACACGTTCTTTGTACCGATGGTATCTATATCCTCATAACCGTAAGTCAGTGTCAGACCGCCCTCGTTATCGTTGCCCATGGCAGTATCATTATCGTAATCAAAGCAGAAGTCCCAGTGTACCAAATCGCTAGTATGCGGGAACACGTTCTTTGCACGGTTATCGACCATAGTGTGGCGCTCTGTAAATAGATAGTGGAACAGTGCAGAATCCAAATCGAAGTGGTCCTTAAAGTGCGCCTTAAATTCCTCATCACTTGCGTTCACCACCCAGTTCTGAGCCGTGATCCATGCCTGCTTACCAGCTTCGATTTCTTCAGTAGTACATGCAGGGTTGCTGTAACGGAATTCGAAAGAATGATCGCCGTCCCAAGTTTCATTGGAGAAATCGCCACTTAAGAATCGAGTCTGCTCATCCGTGTTGTTATCAATCTCAACGATAAATTCCTTGTGATTCTCCGGGTCCATGCCCATCGTAGAGCTATTTTTCTTACTGTTGCCAATGTCTCCGCAGCCATAGAAATGCCACTGTCCATCATGAAATACAGTGGAGTTCTCGATATCAGTCTCCTGAACGAATACGACGCAAGGATAGAATGCCATGGTGTCACGCACCTTCGGGTTGTCCTTCTTCGCTTTACGAATATACGGGTTGAACTCATTGAACTCATCTGCCAGCAAAGCATTATTTGCATTTTCAGAGGAAGCAACGTTCAGCTTGATATTGAAATATTTTTCAGGTACGCTGTTTTCAGTCAGAGCATAAGTAGTGCCAGTGCTGTCATTACCGAAAGTAAATCCGCCCTTGCAGTTGATATCAATATTACGAGCAGATTCACCATAGTGGTCAGAGCTGGTGCCCTGGCCCTTGTGGGAACCAGTTGCTGTCCAGTTGTCTTCCACGGTACGTCCATTCTTATAAATCTGCTGAATGACAGTATCGGCAACTTCATTCTTTTTGCCTGTGGTAAAGGTTGGAGCAGAAATCTTGATCACGCGCAGGTCGGGGCATTTTTCAGCCAGCAAGTCAGGCTCTAGCTCGCCGCTCACATTGACGATATCGTTGCGGTTGTAGCGGTCTACCATTGTCTCGGCATTCTTTGCGTCTGCGATAAAGTTGTCCAGAATTTCATCATCTGTCAGATTCATCATGTAGGACTTCATGCGGTACACAATGACGTCACAGTCCGCAGAACCAATTGTGATTCCGACTGGCTTCGTCTGAGTAAAGTTGTCGCTGCCATCATAAAGTTCTACACGGCAGGGGATACCGTCCAACCACAGCACCATTTCTCTGTACTGGCTGTCTGGCAAAATATTAAACTCAAACTCCATAAAGTCATCTTCACAGGTAGGCAGCTCAATGCTATTCTGTGCACTTGTCAGAGTAATTTTCTGAGCCTGAATATTCAAACCAACACCGCTATCAAGACAGGTCAGAACAGTTGCGTCATAGTTGCGGACATTCGCAGTCTTAAAGATCAGTTTGAAGTTCTTGCCTGATTTCTTTGCGTCGTCTGCGAACAACTTGTAGCTCAGAGTTGCCGTGGTGCCGGCCTTTACACAGAAATAGGTGTCGCCATCTGCATCAATCTGATAGCCGCCATTAGACCAGTCGAAATTGTCCGAGACGGTCATATGGGTATTGCCATCAGTCCACAGACGGGTAGAGTCTGCATTCGTCTTACCGGACGGGTTAAAATCAAAGGCCAGATTAGTCGTCACAGGTTCAATCGTAATGCCGAGGTCTTTAATATTGACCGTAATTGTCTTAGAAACAGCCCCGCAGATAATTTTCAGTGTGTGTGCACCAATGACACCAGATTTATAGCTCCAAGTCTGCATCGTGCGGCCAACTGTCAGAGTAGAGGTTTTTAGTCCGTCTACCTCAAGGGTGACAGTTGTTGTTGAAGCGGCTGGATCATACACGGTATAATTGATGGTCGCCACACTATACTGTTTTGCGGTTGCAGTTTTTGTGGAACAGCTGATGATTGGCGTCATATTGCCATCTTCCACCCACATAATGTCCTTGTTGATAGTATTGGAAGTGACCTGTTTGCCATTGATTTCGGCGGTCATCACAACATTCAGCAGGTGAGCACCATGTTTCTGAGCGGGTAGAGTATAAGTCATCTGTCTGCCAGTTACTGCAGTAGAAGTTCCACCAATATTCTTTCCATCCAAGGTGAATGTAATATTCTTTGTGATGTTACCATACGGGGTAAAGCGGAAAACCACCTCTCCCGTGTAAGTCAACGTATCATCAAAGATACTTTCTAGATAAAACTCGACCACATTGATAGACCAGTTTTTCGTACCAATACTACCAACACTATCCGTAACAGATAGCTTGATAGAGTTATCGCCACTGTGAAGGTACTGAGTAATATCGAAACTGTTCTTGCCTTGTACGATGGTCTGAGTGGCTACTTTGGTCTTACCAACATACCATGTGCCAGTAGCAGAGCCCGTATCGTCGCCAGAGTTATCCACTGATTTAAAATTGAAATTGATGATTGCCGGATCTCCCTGAATGACAGTCAGCGTGGAACCATCCAAACGCTCAATGGTGATAACGCTGGAGTTTCCGCCACCGCCACCACCGCCTTCAATAACGACCTGAGTTTTCACTGTGCCATTCTCAAGCAGGCTCAACTTGGAATCCTCATAAGTGATATCGTACTCGCGGCCAGAGTTTTCATCTGGTTTGAAATCTTTCAGTGTTTCCTGAATTTGTGCGATATCTGCATTGGCTGTGTCAATAGAACCCTGAACCGCCTGAATGTTATTTTTTACACCCGTCAGGTCATTGGAAATTCCGTCCACAATCGTTGTGTCAGCCTTGCCTTTGAGCAGTTTGTCGGTTGCTTCTTTGTTGTAGTAATTGCTCTGCAAAGTGTTAGGCAAATCACCAACTTCTGTTTTCAAATTAGAAAGGTCCTGATTAGTTTCCTCTAACTTTGACTGCACAGGAGAAAGCTTCTCGTCGATCTTGGATTCCACCGTTTTATTGTAAGCAGTCACCCAGTCAGCACTCGGGTCAGTGCTCAAGGTAATACGAGTGATTTCAGCGTCACCGTTCATAAACTGGATTACCTGAGTCTCTGGTGTATACTTAACACTAAAGTTTGCCAGACCGTCCACTTTCTCAATCTCGCCACGCAGCAGCGTCACAAAGCCGTCAACCTCAGTCTTGTTATAATACTGTGCCAGCTTTTCATCCACGCTTGAAACAGCGGTCTTTGCATCCTGAGCAGCCTGCTTTGCCTCAGCCGCACTTGCTTGTGCTTCGCCAACTTTCTGATTCATGGTAGCCAAGAAGGAAGTATACCAGTCGTCGCCAGTCGGGTCAGTCATCTTTTTGCCAGCCAGAGATTTAATAACAGTCAGCTTGCCATTTGGACGGGAACGCCACAGGTAGCTCTTGGTCGTGCCAGAACTCGGAATGGTCACCGCACCGCTTGCCATCAGCTCGAAGCTCAGAGTACCGTCCTTTGCAGTGGCATTGTCACTCAACAGCCAGCCAAAACGGATTTTCTCGTTGTTATAAGTCACATTGATAGGGGCGGCATAATTTTCTTCATTGCTTGCATTCAGGTAATGGACCTGAATCGTCATAGCCATCAGGTCAATACCATCGTAATAACGTGGCATTTCAAACGGGATGATTTGACCATTGTTTTCCTGGGTAACATTTGCGTTGCCGCCCGCCACTGTAATATTTCGGTCTGCATCAATGGTTGAGTAAACCGTGTCCTCGTAATCGTCGATCCACACATATTTGTCACTGCGGGAAAAGCCGGGGTCCACCGCAGCAAGTGTATCGATATCGTTCAGTTCCAGTGTAGCGATTTCATTTGTCACTTCTGGTTCCGAAACAGTATAATCCATAGCGGCCATCGAGGCTAACCGCTTGGATTCTTCAAATGATAATGCCATTTACTCACTCCTTTGCTTTATTTCGCATGAGCGAATTTATGTTGTAGTCGTGGGATTATTATTTTTGTTGACGTCAGAGCGCAGGTCAGGGAAGTATTTGTCTAGCATCCAATCCTGATAAAGGTCATACTTGCTATCTTCGTCCTTTCCGTGTCCAACAATATATGGATAATAGGGGAAATATCGGCTCATAGTAAGCGACATTGTGCCCTCGCCAAGATTGATACTAAAACTTTTAATGATCCAATCGACGGGCGTTTTACTGTTCAAATATTTAGCGGCGTACTGGATTTTTTCATTGACATCAAGCCACGGAACTAACAAAATAGGTACCACCAACCCATCGGTCAGTCGTGCCTTTTTCCATAGCTCGTATTTGGCAACTTCCATTGCCTTTTCGTCTGTAGTATAGTTATCATAATCTCCGCCAGATAAGATTTCATTACGTCGGCCAATCTTTTCAATGGAGAATTTCGCATTATACAGGTCGTCAATCGTTTCAGGGTCCGTCACACAGACATACTCCAAATTGTCACAGTTTTCATCTGTTTTTTCTTTTTTGAGTGCGTCTCCGGTTGGAACGGTGTCTACTAGCTTCACCATTGCATGAGACTGTTGCTGCCCAACAAAATAAAAATGCTTAGACTCTGGGAACCATTGAATCACATAATACTTGCCGGCTTCCATAACAGAAGGGTTCTGCTTTACGTCTGTTCCGTCCGCATTGGGAATGGATTTATATAACAGTGAAGTTTTTATTGTAGTTTTTTGTTCTGTTCCTCCGCTACCATCTGTTTTTGGTTCTGTCGTGATAAACTTAACAATAATATTCAATTCATTTTTTGTGATTTTTGCAGGCATAGTAAACGAGATATTACATTCGTTATCTACGGCCAACTCCTGCACTGTCAGTGTCAATGCGTTTTTCTCACTGGAATAGGTCGCAGTCGATGAATACGCGTCCGAATCAATTGTTGCGCCAAAAACTTCCACACAATTTCGCACAGTTGAGTAGTCCACCGTAGCCTGCTCTCCGTCTGCCGTTACCAAATTTGCAAAAAGATCCGGGTCAAGCACGGGCGGATCATCAAAACCACTTGGAATCTCGTGGCATACAAACACGTCGTCATCAAAATACATTTCAAACGGGTAATAGAGATCCCGTAGTTCGGTCAGTATCTGCCATAGCGTTGTGCCGGTCTCATATTCCAGATCATAGGGGACATTTCGCGTCCAATAGTCAATCACGCACTTGGTAAACTCGCTCATTGGCTGTTCAGTCAGAACAGTCTTGATAACAGGACCAATGCGTGTCCCTTTGTTGATTTTTGTCTTTAAACCAGTCAACTGTCCAGCCAGATCACCATTCAGTCGTGCTACCAAGTCTACACAAGAACATTGCACTGTATTGGTCGTTGCGTTATATGTAAATCCATTTGAAGAGATAGAAAAGCATCCCTGATTAAACCAGTGCACATCCTGATTTTTGGAGAATACATTGACGCGCTGCACAGACACTTTTTCAAATTCCTTATCAAATGTCTCGTTGATATTGTCACGGGCATCTATTACGGAAGACTGGATATCATGCATAGAGTAACCAACATAAACACTACTGATACCGTAATGAGCTCTCAGCTCGTCTTCACTCCAGCCTGCAATAGCACTCACGTCTGTAGCCGACAACATACTTCCATTTACAACCTGCCCCTGGACCGCTCCAATCATACCATGGATCTTGATAGATTCTCCGTAAACAGTTCGTGTCAGTCCGGTCTTATCGGCGCTCAAGAGGTTCGTTGCATTGATGCCGCCCATCTTTTCCGCCTTGGTTGTAATCGCATCAAGATATCCCCACAAATCGTCTTCACACAGCGGGATCAGTTCTCCGTCGTCCGTCTGGAATAGGGGAGTGAACGCAACCTGCACCTCATGGATTAACTCATCCGACCCAAGGACGGTAGAATAACCGCCAAGCTTGATCGGGTCGTCTGAATCTTCATCCATTCCTTTGATAAAATCGTTATAGTTGGTCGCGTCCGTTACACTAGAAGATGACGCTTTTTTACTATTCATTTCTTTGACAAATTTGCTATACTTTGCAATATTGGCGTCATTCCACTCAATAATAGAGCGGTTGATATTATCAATGTTTCCGTACTGTGCGTGTCCATCATCCTTGATTTTTGCAATAATGGTATCATAATCACTCACAGCTTTTTTGTACGCATCCGTCGCCATTGCTTTCTTTTCCAGGGCTGGGTAAGATGTATCTTCTGTTTTCACGCGACCTTTCAGTCCAATGAACACACGAACATTTTTATTGATCCAGTCTTCCTCTTCAAAAGCAGAGACGGTACTCTTTTTGCCAAGGTATAGTGTCGTATTAAAGGTACGCCGAATATCGGATTCTGAGTCAACATTGATGGAGCCGTCAATGGCAATGCCCTCCAAAGAGTCAACTGTGGCAAAGTCTTTATCGAGCAGGTCGATGCGGCAGTAGATATGCGGAGAATGATTTTTTAAGAGGGCTAAATCCTCATCTGTCGGTAGGTACTTCATGCTGTACCTCCCACAGGCAAATATTCACTCAGCCCGTTATTGTACATATCTTCTTCGCTCTCAATATCACCAATTTCAACAAAGCTGAATTCCAGTGTACCTTTGTCAATGTGATCAGAACAAGTGATTTTCACATTGCCGTTTACACCAATCAGCCACTCACGACCATCAGACATTTTGAGCACTTTTGCCTCGCCATTGGTGAGCCAATCGGACAGTTCCTTGCGGTAATCGTTACCTCCATCAACGTCAAAAGAATCGTCCTCTTTGTTCCATTCAATACCAACGCCAGAGAAGTCACCAGTATAATAATTGGCTTCATTACCGAAGTATAAATAAGGATATTTATTGCCCAATGTTTCTACAACGGAAGCAGTGCGAGTCAGTTCAACACTTTCCACAGTTGGCTCCAATGTGATATGATAGGCTGTGTCACCGTCTGTGATAATTGCACCATCAAAATAGCTTGTTACTTTGGTTGTAATGTAAGCTTGTTCCATGGTATTAATAACAGGTGCTACTGCATATTGGTATTCACGGTTGCGGCCAGCTGCGTACCAGTCTGTGTGTTCTAGAACGATTGTACCAGAAGTCGCAGTATGCAACTTTAAAGCATATTTGGAGTTGTCGAACTTTGTGGTAATGCCATTATTCGGAATAATGGAAACACGTAAATTGGCGATATTGTCTTTGTAGTCAACATCCCAACTGTCAAAACTCCAGGAGCCAACAACTGTTTTATTTAGGTCAATTCCAAATATTATTGATGAAATTGAACCAAACACTTTGTGGACTTTTGCGTCATAATACCCAAGGAATTTTGAATCCTTATCATAAGCAGCCACTCGTGCGGTATAATTTTTATCTGAGATCGTCAGTGAACTTAAATCTGCTACAGGAATCAAAGCGGTAGATGTCGCAATATTATCACTCACCATAACACCACTCTGGCTCACAAATCCGTCCATCCACTCAGGAAAGAGCAGCAAGTCATTTTTCATGTCCACTGTTTTCTCATAAATTGTCATCCAAGTACCGCCAGCCTTGCGCCGTTTAAACCGCACATGGGTAATACCAGAATCAGCAGTAGACGGACACTTCGCAAACAAAGAAATACTGCCGTCGTATTTGTTGTTGATGGCTGTGATATTTGTCCCCTCTGTCTGCTCGCTATATTTTGTCGTGAACATTTTGTAGCCAGTATCAAGCTGATATCCACCTACAGATTCCGCTTTCGCCCGAACATAATAGGTCGAATTATTATCCAATCCTTCGACATGGAAGCTCTTCATAGAGTCACGATGATAAAGACATTCTGACTTTTTAACCAGCTCCTTATTTGCATCATACAAATAATACTCATAGCGGTTCAGAACTTCACCCTCGGCTGTTTTATAAGTATATTTACAATCAAAATTATAGGATGGTGTAGTCATCGTTACGCTTTTGTTGGTACTGCCCCAGATGATTCCAAAAATACCTTGATGCTTGGTAAACGCAGTGAATGAAATACTTGGCTTCTCGTGACAGTAAAACAGCATTTTGTCACTATATTCACTAAAAGTATTTGTACCAGTTAATCGGCAACGAATCATAATGTAGTATGGGTCATGCTGATTTTTAAGCACATCTGCCTTGATTACAAACTGTCGCGCAAGTCCGGTGCCAGTAGGAGCCACTGTGCCAAATTTATAAACTGTACTATCTTTTGACTGAAAGACGATAAAGGCAACAAGGTCAATATCGGCGTATGCACCAAACTGAAAAGAATGGTCTTCGGTTGCATTAAAGACGCTAATTTTTGATAGAATTGGTTTCACTTTATCACCTCCACATTAAATAGATGTCGCAACACAACAAAGAGCACCCTCGGAGTTTATTTTTAATCCAAGAGCACTCAAAATACTGTCTGCTGTAATTGCGTCAACTTTTTTAGTCAAGCTATCATAGTGTGTTTTTTCTGTTTTACTCAAACCATTCAAATTGGTTGTTAAATTGGTAATATTGTTTTTATTCGTGGCCACTTGAGCCTTTGTTGTGGCATAGTCACCAGTTTCAAATGTACTCAAATCAGTAGCGACTCCATCGATTTTTTTATCCAGTGCTGAATAATCATTGGCCTCTTTCGTGGTCAGGCTTTTAATATTTGTCTCATTTGTTCCAACACGATTTTGCAATGCAACGAAGTCGTTTTTCTTGAATGAATCAAGGCCGGTATTAGTCGTTCCCAAAGATTTTTTCAATTCAGAATAGTCATCCGATTCCTTTGTTTCCAAACTTGACACTCGCTCATTTACGGTGTTTGCAGTTGTATCATCTGTGTATTTTGTGGCCTTTTCCCAATCACTGCGGGAGTATGAGCCAGTAGGACCCTGTGCGGAAATACAGATATATAAATCACTATCACTGCCCAAAAACCAAAGGTCACCTACATTATATGGGGCGGTCGGGACAGAACGAAAAACCTGACATTTACTGTCTGCTGTATTCTGGGCAAGAGAAGCTGCGGCTAAAGCATTAACAATACTTGCATCTACGATTTCATACCACATATATTCTCGATTGGATTCGGTGCTATTTGCGGCTTCAATCCATCGATAGCATTTTCCGGTTTCAATATCGTAATAAAGTTCATTTAAATGCCGCCACTCTGTATGTCTCTTGATCCATGATGCGGCAGGTTCGTTTTCTTTTGTAGGAACACCATGGCCATAATTTGTTTTGATTGTTCCGCTGATTTGCTGCTGTGTGTTTTTATTTGTTGTCTCAGTCTGATTGATTAAGTTGTTTAGGTTGTTATCGATTTTATCAACGTTATTAGTTAGGTCAGATAAGTCAGAAGTGATTGTTCGTACTTTTGCGGCCTCCAAACTTTGATTTCCCTCGGCCAAAATAACATTACGGAAATTCTTCTGCATTGCAGTAACAACTAGCTTTTGACCAATATCGTAATCACGGTTTGTAGTTACAGTATATTCGCCACCAAATGCAGCGATTTTATAAGTGTAACCACTCCGGCTTGTAACGATTCCATAAGAAGATACATCAAATTGAGCATTTGCCACCGCACTTTTGGCGGCAGAAGAAATGGCCTCAACTAATACATCTGTTGCACTTTTACTTGACACTTTCTTACACCTCCAAAAATAAAAAGTGCCGACCTGCTGGGTACGCCCAGTGGTATCGGCTTGTGTTAAATATGCTATTTGATTTTAACGAAGATTCATATACTGTGAGAGCTTATTCGGCAGTTCGCGCACAATTTCACCAGCAAGATCATCTGCGCTACCAACAGGATTCTGAATCACAATATTGCCCATGGACACATTTAGATTAGAACCGCCCGTAGAAGTAACAGGAGCACTGTACTTCGACATCTGATTCTGGAACCATGCATCTGGATTACCGCCCATCTCAAAGAGGCGAGAAGTAATATCTGCGGGGACAACACCATCACCAGTTTCAAGATAAGTATAGCGGCCAGCCTGTGGCTGACGAACCATCAGTTCAGAGCCTTGTTCATCAACGTTGTAGACATCAGATTCATTGATCTTACGAGCGCCAGAAGCTTTCTTCTTGTGTTTATCAATAAAGCTACTTATGGCTTTAACAGGTTTGCTATTAGATACCTTTTCTTTAACATCTTTAACAACACTTGAAGCCTTTTGATAGGCACTGCTACTCGTCACTTTGTCTTTGACATAATTAACAGCACTCGAAGCCTTTTGATAGGCACTACTACTAGTCACTTTGTCTTTGACCTTTTTATAGTCTTCTTTTGCACCGGCGAGGAAACTATTTTTAAACCAATCCGGCAGCGACTGTCCACCACTTACAGGTTGACTGCTACTAGAAGACCCACTAGAAGAGCTAGACTTCGTAGTTGTAGTGGTTGTTTTCTTTTTCTCTTCTGTCTTAGCGGTGTCAGTAGTTTGACCTTTATTGTACAGATCGTTACCTGCTGTGCCGAATGCAGACTTAATACTGGTAACAGTGTCATTGCAGCCCTTGGTGATATTGTCGTATGCTTGGCCCATAGTCCATTTGATATTTTCGCTCAAATTGGTAGCGCCAGGTTCGACATTCTTCCAGGCATTTGCCATATCAGACGGAAGCTTGGTGTTCATCGTCTCGTCACTGGTAGATTTAATAGACGTATACGCACCATTGATCGTGCCAGCTGTATTGTCAGCCAGATTGCGCACACCTTGCTCGGCTTGACCCCAGCTATTGTCAAAGCAGGCACGCATGTCATACAGCATCTTTTCAGTATTACCAGTAGTGTCAGCCCAAGCTTTCGAGATTGTAGACTCAGTCTTTGCGCTCAGGTTACGCACACCACCGCCACACTGATTCCAGCTATTTGCCATGGTCTTTGATACAGAGTTCATGGTAGAGGTGCACCCATCAGACATGGACTTATAAGCAATTGCCATCTTATTGGCCTGCTCTTCCGTCATTTCGTCTGTCAGGGAAGCGATGCGGTTCCAGCCACTCGTATAAGTGCTCTGCATCGATTTAAATAGAGTCTGAGTCAGCTGCTCAACCTGTTCCGAGCTCAAAGCAGTGTTATCACCAATTGCAGCGTAGGTGTCATTGACAAGCTTCGTCATCTTGTCGTACATTTCTTTGCTGGTTGCAGTGATGTCATCTTTACTTACGCCGGTCGCCTCCGCCATCTCATTCCAAGTCTTTTCGAAACTGCTCTTCATCGCATCAAGCTGTGCGAGTGTTTTTGACTTAGAAGAGGAGAGAAGCTTGTCCATTGAGCCAGTGATAGAACTACCACCGCCGAGTATGTTCTTAAATTTATCAAATGCCTTTTTGATAGAATTGATAAGAGTATTGCTGCTCTTTGTTACTTTGTTGGAATCAAAACCAATTAGAGCGCCAGTAATGCCACTTGTGACGCCGCCGATTACTTTTCCAATAGTACCAGAGCCAGTCTTAATGCTCTTCATTACAGCATTTGAGACTTTCTTAATATCGCTAAAAGCTCCGCTATAAACAGAGTCAATTTTGCCGGCTGTCTCTTGAGCTTGAGCAACAGCTTCTTGGTCTGCATTGTCTTTTGTCGCACCCACAGCAACCGCAGTCGAGCCAGTCACTTTCGCCAGATTACTACGCAGCCAACGGATGGGATTCTTGGCAATACCCATCAGCGTCTCAGTCTGGTTGGCAGGGATCACACCGTCGCCCTTTTCGAGGGTGGTTACACGACCCTTTTGAGGCTGACGAACGATCATCTCTTCGCCCTGTTCGTCAACGTTATAGGCACCAGTTTCTTCAACTTTTTTGGTACCCTTTGCGAAACCAAGTAGATGACCAACCCATCGAATAGGAGCGGTAACAACTTTGCCAACAGTCTTTAAAACTGTCCAGCCACCCTTTGCAACAGCCCCCACAGCACTACCAACGCCTTTACCAATGCTTGCCAGCACAGAACCAACACCACTAATAAAGGAGGAAAGAGCTTCGCGCAGAGTCTTTGCAAATCCACTACTGCTCGTAGCAAGCCATGTGACAGCTGTGCCAAGAGCACCAATCGCGAGTCCAACAGGGCCAGTAACAGTTGTACCGAGAGCACCGAAAATTTTTGCCACCGTACCACCAGCGCCGAAGACGCCAGCGACTTTAGTACCAATGCCAGTGAGTGCTTTGCCAACGATGCCACTACCGCCAAATAGGCCCTTGACAGCACCGCCAATAGCACTCATACCTTTGCTGAACAGTCCAGTAATGCCACTAAAACCATTACCTGCGGCGTTGCTGATAATATTCATACCGCTCTTAAAGATTCCGCCAATACCTTGGAACCCTTTAGAAACGATACTTCCAAGTCCACTAGATGCTGTGTCTGCAGTTCCAGTGCCAATTCCAAAGAAGCTCTTGACAGAATCACCGATACGGCCAAACAGCCCCTTGCCGGAGTCTTTATTGGTCAAAGCACCGAGCGCCCGCTTAAAACGATTTGCTAAGCCAGTAAGCCCGCCATCCGTAGTAGAATTATTCAGATTTCCCAGGACATTGCCAAGCTTTGTCAGGGTATCAATCAGAGTCTCAAGTTTACTAATGACATTGGATACATTTGTGGCACTTTGGATGGCCTGCATGTTAGCTAAGACCGCATCCTTGAACGTATCGTTATGGGCGACCATCTGGTCATAGGTCATCGCCTCGAACTGAGCAGTATAGGCGAGCTTCTTCTGATAATCATCCCAACTGGAACCGATCAGATTGATATTCTCTTGAATCTTGTCCTTGAGCTTATTCAGCCTATCGATTTCATCCTGCTTCTTATACTCGCGGCGCTTGTCACTCAAATCGCTCTGAGCTTCACGGACAGCGTTTGCATCGGCCTGCCACTCGTAACCATTCTCGCCATAGACGCGAACAGTTTTGTTAGCTTTGGCTTTTGCGAGAGCATCCTCGGCCTTTTGCAGTTCAATGGCACGTTCCTGAGCGTCATTTTGTTTGTTAAGGGCGTCGATCCGTTTATCAATAACGTCTATCCATGCATCACCCTGGATTTTCAAGTCATTAGACTTCTTATCATTGGCGCTGTTCACGATGTCAAGCAGGGAAGAGAAGAGGTCTTTGAGATTGGAAATAATCGTGTTAAGACGATTAGCTTCTTCCCCCATGCCTTTCATGTGGTCAGTGACATCCCAAGTGCCATCGGCAACCTTTTGAAGAATTTCAGCATAGCGCTTACCAATATCAGTGCCTTCGTACTTTAATGCAAGCTCTTTCAATTCTGCAATATACAGTTCTTTAAAAGCTTCTTTGTTAAATACGAGTTTGTCACCCTGAAGCTCAAGGCAACCGACGTATTTGGTGTCAAGCGCCATCAGCTTCTGAATACTGTCTTGACTTAAATCACCATAAGCATTGTACTCATTTACAATATCGGATAGATCATTAAACGCACTCTGGAAATTATCCATCCGATTGTTGATGTTTTCCAGAGTGGAACCGATACCATTGATATACTCTTCAATGCTGATAACATTATTTTTAATCTTATCTTCAGCATCTCTAAAGCCTTGAGCGAGGTATTTACCAGCCGCTCCACCGGTTTCTTCACAAGCGGTAGCCATATCGTCAAGCTTTTTAAGGAACATCTGCTTAAAGGCATCGCTGTTATAATCGATTTCGCTATTCTCTGAATTCAGTGCTCCAGCAAATCGCTCGTCTGTAAATAGGTCTGTGTTATCGTACAAGTCCCGAATTGCCTGATATTTCTTATCCACATCTTCTGCATCAAGAGCACCAAATGGATTGTCAATTTTGTTTTTGCTCACTTCGGACAACCCAGAGAATGCGGATTTTATAGCATCCGTCTTTTCCTTGGCCTCATCCATCGCGGTGCCGTAGCCCTTGATCGCGTCAGTCAACTGCTCAAAAGAGATGGTTGTTGTATCTACATTCTGATCAAGATAGTTCAGAATTTTATTCATCTCATCAGCTGATTTTCCGCCATCTTTTGCGGCATTCGCTTCCTTTAATTGCTCTTTTACAAACTTACGGAACTGCTCTACATTGATTTGGAGCTTATCGCCTTGCTTTGTTAAGCAAGCCGTGAACTTATCATCCAGACCAACCAAGGCCTTTGCTGTGTCAGCACACAGATATCCGTACTGATTGTACTCCTTCATGGCCTTATTCAAGGTATCGAAGGCAGAAGCTACATCAGTTACAGATTTGGCAGTATTCTTATTCCGTTTTTTGGTTTCCTTATCAAAACCATTCATGTGTTGACGGAACTTATCCGAATTGCCCATGATTTGGTTAACAGTTGTGTCCAAAATATCTAAACCAGAAGCAAGGCCAGCATAGACTTCCTTAGTCCTTTCTGGGTCAACAGACCATGCTGCATCTCCATTTGCCAAGAACTCTTGTGCTGCAGCGGCTGTCATAGATGCTTTTGCAAACTCACCAAGGGCAGGACAGACCCGTTCAGTCAAAGCTGTTGCTTGGTCTTCTGTTGCCTTGGTTGCATCCTCGACAGCATCCTTCTTTTCGCCCTGGGCAATCTTTGCAAGCTCTGCATTTGCCTTCTCAACAAGAGCCATGGCCGCAGACTGATACTGAGCAGCAATCATACTCTGATACTTCTCAGTATTCACCTGAAGCTGACCATCAACAAGTTCAAGACAGCTCAAATACTCAAAGTCTTCATTGAGAAGAGTTTGTAAAGTATCGGCGCTCAGATAACCGTACTTGTTGTATTCCTCAATAGCGGTGGTCGCATTCTTATAAGCAGTCTGAATCTCATCAATCTTAGAGGAGATATCCTCTATCTTTTGAGATGCTTGCTCTACCGCATCTGCTGTTTGTGGAACAATAAATCCGACTTCGCTTAAAATATTAACGAAAGACTGAATTTGATCAGTGTTGAATCCTTTTGTGGTCATGAACTCTTTGATTTTATCAATAGCAGCTAACTGCGCATCGTTTAAACCATCAAGCCCATTGCCATTCAGCAAATCAACAAGCTTATTTGCATCAAAGTCTTGAATAGAGTTGGCTAGAGTTCCGATAGCTCCTCTTACAGCACGAGCGTTTGTAGTGGTAAGAGCAAGAATTGTTTCAAGCTCTTTTTGCTTGGAAATGTTATTATCAATAGCAGTAGAAGAGTCACGATATGCTTCCACTTGGTCTTTTATGCCAGCACGATCATTTTTAAAAGCATCATACAAGCCAGAAGACGCACGTTCTGCATCACTATATTTCTTTGTAATGATATCAATGGCCTGACCGAGTTCATCATAGTGCTTTGCAACAGATTCGGGATCATTTTGATCGTAATTGTTAAAATTTAAAACGCCAGCATCTGCGTCATAGCTCCATCCAAACTTATCCGCCAACTCTTGAGCCATTTCAGAATCGTAAGAATCTACTGAATGAACATCATTTGCCTGCTTCTTTGCAGTCTTGGTAAGAGATTTGCCTTGATTGTCTTTATTCTGAATTAAATCAGATTCCTCATCTCGTAATTGTTCCAATCGAATTTGACGGATGAGTTTTAACTGGTCTTCGTATTTTCCATTCTGAAGATCTATTTGATCAATTTGGTCTTGGGCGATACCATTTTGTTCTTTTAAAAGCTCAAGGATTTGCTCTTGAATATCTTGGGCTTGGTCGCTATCTTCTGAACTCCATCCAGACTTATCACCAAGTTCTTCGTAAGAATTTTCAAGTTCTTTCAATGAAGAAGCCAACTGATCGGCTGCTTGGACTGCTTCTTGCGACTGATTAATTGCATTCTCTACACGCTGAGTGTAGTTTTGCCATGCGGATACTGCTTTTGTTACAAGCAACGTGATGAATCCAGCAAATGCCACGTTAAGGGCAACCGTCGCTGCTTTAAGCAGAATCATAACGCCTTCTGTTGCAATAACGCCACCTTTACATTCAACAAGATATCTGATAAACTTAATGATAGAGCCACCAGCGATGTCATTTTCCTTTGCATAGTCATCAACCGCATCAGATAAAGAGAAGAACTTGTTTAGTATGCTGTCAATTTTAGGTGCTACAGTACCGTTCTCACTAGAAAAGAAAGTAAATATCGATTTCGAGGAGAGATGAAATCATGGAGAAACATGTAAAGTATTGCCCGTATTGCAAGAAATACCAGCCAAGTACATTTTATGACTGTGCTTTTTGCTTCAGAAAGCTTTGGCTGTTGAGTGAATGGGAAGACACAGAAGATGAAGAAAAAGAAGATTGGTTAAAATATCCAATGCCTGCAAAAGATATTTCTAAGTTTGACCCAGATATCGTAAAGAAGAATCAAGATGAGGCAACCGCTTACGACTCTCAAATAAAAGCCGAGATTCAGGAAAAATTAGACGAAGAAAGAAGAAAAGCGGAAGAAGAGGCGGCTAAACCTGTTTACACCCCTCGTTGCCCAACCTGTCACAGCCCCAACATTCACAAAGTATCGACCACGGCGAAATTAGTCGATGCCGCTGTTTGGGGGCTGCTGGCGCGTAAGCCTAGAGTTCAGTTTCACTGTGATGATTGTGGATATGAATGGTGATATGTTATGAGCTTGATTATGGCTATGCCCACCAAGCAAGGCATTATTGTATCTGGCGATTATAGACGAGAATCTAAATATACCGACAGAGACTCAAACGAAGTCATGTACACCACTCATTCTGATTTTGAGCAAAAGGTTTTCCGAACTAACAATGGTCATGCAATAGCTCTTGTTGGAAATGCAAAGTTGAACGATGGAACTTCGACTAATGATACTGTTTACAAGCTTGTTAAGAGTATCAATCACCGCAAACTAACCATCAAACAAGAAATCGAGTTTGTAAAGAAAGACATCTCAGCTAAAACAGGAGATAATCCTGTTGCGCTTCTTATCGCTGGCTACGAGAATGGAAAACAAGTCATCTTGAAAACAGATACAAGAGAGAATAGTATTCAGGACGTTTCAAACGAAGACATTGCTGTCATCGGTGTGATGGGTGTCGCAGAAAGACTCATTCGCATAGTACCGCCGAGAGATACACTTTGCGAAATCGATGTTGTTGAGTACATCAAGTTTCTGAATAGAACGGTCGCAAAAATGCTAGAATTCTCGGACTATAACCCAATGGTAAGTGAAGACTGTGACGTTCTAGTTATCACAGAGGATAACGCCCGATGGAAAACCTCACTCAGAAGACTCGACTCTCTTAGGTAGTGGACCGTAATCAGCGTAAATTACGATTGTCCCATCTTTTTTTAGGCATGATATCCCAAAATGCGGAACGACTTCTTCGATATCTGGAAGTTGAGCCGCAAATGCTTCAATTTCTTCAAGAGTTGAAAGAGGCTTTCGCTCTTGAAGATGATTTGTGATGTTACAGTCTGAATAATCGTATTTTGCCTTTTGAGGTCTCGGATATAAAACAAGAATATTGTTCATACAAGACCTCCATTCTAGCCATTTGGGGATTTGCTAGTAAGAAACCTGGAAAGCAGTTTAAATGTAAAGCATGTGGGTATGAATTCTAACATTCTCCGTCAAATGTGAACTCCTGTTCATTTACTTCTTTGTCTTTTTATGGTAGACTTAAATAAAGACTATAAGAAAGGAGGAGGTCACAATGACCAGAGAAGAGTTTAATAAGATTCTTCAAGACGAGATCGAGAAGAGTCGGAATGATTTTGCCAACGCTCTGTCGGCAAGAGAAGACAAGAAGATGACAGTTGAGCAAATGGTTGCCGCTGCGTACAATATGGCAGTCGCAGATTCCGCCGCATCTCTTGTTGCGACTCTCGAAAAAGTTGGTGTGCTCAAGTACGAAGATTGAGATATGAAGCAATTTTTTGAGGCAGTCCCTTAACAACTTCCTCAGCTAATGCTTGAGTATTACCAACAGGTTCTCGCTGCTCTCTAATCATGTTGATGAGAGTGGCGAGTTCTTTTGTGTCAATTTCAATTTTCATATACTTCACCTCGATTAAAAAATGCAAAATTGATTGATGTAGCCATTTTGGAATTTGCGAGTAAGAAGCCCGGCAAACAGTTCAGATGTAAGAACTGTGGGTACGAGTGGTGATAAAAGAAAAGCCCTGCCACACAAAGTAGCAGGGTAGTGGTTGTATTCGTTTTACCACAAAACGTATTTTGCAGTTTTGGAATCCGGATGATTATAAATAATCTCAAACCTTTTTACATGAGAAGTCGGAACACAAAGAACGGCATCTGTGTGAGGATTCTCAGAAGCATCATCCATACTTTTTCCATCAGGAGTATCTGCAAAACAGTAATCGGTTAGAGTAATATACTCATCATCTGAGTTCTCAAATCTACCAAGAATATAAGTTCCGTCATCCATATGCAGAGTTATCAAATTTCCGCAAGGGTCAAGATGACGAGTCCATACATTATCACCAGATTCGATTCCTAAAAACTTTGATAACTTATCCCGTATACAAAGAGAATTCTTGATTTTATAGAACGCGATAGCACTTGTAATTCCAACAGCGACATAAACAATAACAATTGGAAACCCTACAATTACAGAACTTCCAAGAATTTTATCAATGTAATCCACAATATACTTAATTACAAAACCGAGTGCAATACTAAGAACAAGATATCCTTGATATTCAATCTTCTTCAAAGAAAGTTTCATGTAACACCAAACACAAAGCGCACCTGGTACAAAGACATTGAACAAAGTTTCGATGTTATTTATTAGTTTTGTGATTTCCGTCATTTGTACCTCCGTTTGAAATTATATTTTTGCGATTATTACTATGGTTTTGACGATAAGCATCGAGCGGATTGCTTGATGTGTTACTTTCGCTCTTAGAGTAAGTGTAATCTGTTGCTGGCACGGTTCTTTTCGAATAAGTCGAAATTTCATAATCCGGCACATGCTTCTTATTATTTTCCATAATTCAACACTCCTTTTACAAGAGTGTATCATAGGCTGTCGTAAAAAGCAATGCAAAACGCCCGGCCTCCCAGCAGTAGGGAAGTCGGGCTTGTTTTATATGTCTTAGCGCCGCTGTTACTTCAACAGCTCTGCAATATCTTCAGCAGTCATACCATTGGCCAAAGCGTTTGCAACGAGTTCTTCAGCTTTCTTCTTATTGGCTTCGATAGCGGCTTTCTTGTCAGCTTCATCTTTCTTTTCAGCAAGTTTAACTAACTCTTTATCCAGCTTTTTGATTTCAGCTTTCTTGGATTTCAGATCAGCCTTCAAAGAATCGATATTAGCGGCGATAGAAGTAACCTCTGCATTCAACGAATCTTTTGCGGACTGCTTTTCATCGATCAATGCAGCATAATCGACAGGAGCCGATGCAATCATAGTAACCTTGTTTTTGCTTCCTTTAGGTCTCGGCATGATAAATACCTCCGTAAAATGAATTTATACGATTATATTTTCATTATAGTCGCCACTGCATCAGCTGTCAATATGAATCATGTCGAATTATATTTTTGAATATTTTTCTCCTACTTGTATCGCGCTAGAGAATAGCGCGTCTCCTCATTTCCACCTACTTCTTTAAGTCGTCTGATTACGTCTGAGATGGACTTCTAAACTTTCGTCCAGAACTGACTATCCTTCCAGTGGTTGCTCACTGACCCTTTTTAGTCGATGAACCTTCCACCCTCCTACATTATATAATAGG